TGAAACTGCCCAACGGCTGTCAGCGCAGTACAGGGTCGTCGGGTAGCCAGCCCTTTTTGATTAGACCTTCTACAGCTTCCTGTTGGCCCAAGTACATGCGGAAAAATTCGCACGTTAAGGCTTGAAGTTTCTCGACATCGCTGCAGTTTCGGACTTCGCGACTGCAGCGTTCATATAGAAATTCTCGCTTTGGGTCCATGGAAGTGCTGTGAATTACTACATCATGCCCGCGCCGTGCTTTGCCAGCAACATTTGCAGTGTGCTACTGTAAGCAAGTCGTTCGAAGGCTCACCATGGCCCACGCTCAACTAATTAGCTTCAGCTACACCAAGGGTTCAGATGCTCTGCATGTGGAGGCCATTGTTGATGACGCTGTTCAGGTCTTACCTGCAACACATCTAGACCCACCTGAGTTTGACTCCGCACACTGTCAAGCAGTCATTCTTTGGGACGAACCACTAGACCATACAAACGCACCAACACAAGAACAGGTGCAACGCATGCTGCCCTGGATTACCGACTGGTGCGTTATTCCCCCGATTGAATTTGATGACTGATCCTGTCAACGCTCCAGCGCACTACCAAAGCAGTAACGGCGTGGAGTGTATTGAAGCGATCAAAGCCGCAATGACAACTGAAGAATTTTTTGGTTATCTGCGCGGCAACTGCATCAAATACATCTGGAGATACCGCCAGAAAAATGGCATTGAAGACCTCCGCAAAGCCAGGTGGTACATATGCCGCTTGATTTCAGAATTTGAACTTGACCCTTTTAATGATCCTCTCGCATGAACTGCCCACAATGCAACCGCAAACCACAACGCGGCGATCAGTGGGTCACTCAGACTAAGCCCCGATTTGAAGTAAGCATCGTAAGATGCCGCAAGTGCCCAGGCTGTGGTCACAAGTGGTTCACAGCTGAGGTTCCAATTGTTTGTGACATGCAGTCGACTGACCGCATCACAGACTTACAAACCACCGTAAAAAGTCTTCTTAAAGCTTCTTACGAAACTTTTCCTCTTTAATCATGTCTACACACCCATTTGATTCCAGCAGCTTTGCAAGCGTAAAACTCAAGAACGTTCCAAGCTATTCACAAGGTGAGGCCGCAGATTACAACCTTCGGGTTGCTGCTTGGTTTGACAACTACGCTGTCAACGCCTCTCAAGTTGATGCCGCTATGGCCGATCAAGACCGCCAATGGAAAATGCGTACCGCAGAAGGCTGGGAAGGTGACGAAGGTGGCTGGTACACACCAACCGGCATCAGTGAGCACGACTGGGAACACGACTACGGAAACCCTTTCCCTGAAGAACCTGTCTGGGAAAACTACAAAGCATTAAAGCGTTGCACTGCTGGCTGGCGTATTGATGACACCGGCTGGTACAGTCCTGATGGCCAACATGAGTCCGAATGGACAGGCCCACTTCCTGAATACACACTTCTTTGAAGACCACCCATGTCTGACTACAACTTGTTTTTCGGTGTCGAGCACCTGCACAGAATCTCGACATCGATTTCTATCGCTTTCGATACGGAAACGCTCCAGCTACAGCCTGAAATAGGCAAACTTCGTTTGATCCAGCTGGGCTGCGAAGTTAGTAAAACCATTGTCATCATTGACTGCTTTGAACTGGATGCAGATGGCTGGCAAAAGCTCCGTCTGTTTTTTACTAATGGCGACCGCTACTGGTTAGCCCACAATGCAGTCTTTGATCTTGGCTGGCTCCAAGAACATGGCATCTATGTGCGTGGCCGGATTGGCTGCACCATGCTTGCCAGTAAGCTCCACCACAATGGAACGCCAAACCTCAGGCACGGACTGGCACATGTTGCTAAACGTGTCCTAAAAATTGAACTCGATAAAGAACAGCAGCGGTCTGATTGGAGCGTTCCAGTCTTAAGTCGAGACCAGTTGGTCTATGCCGCTAAAGATGTTGAAGTGTTGCTGCAGCTTGATTATCCACTTACAGCAGCGTTACAAAATGCAAGGCTTTCTGAGGCTTACACCTTAGAGTGCAGAGCACTTCCCGCTATGGCCCAGATGTGGCGTACCGGGCTTCCTTGGAACCGTACCAGTCTTGAGCAGCTTTGTAATGATTACCAACACGACATTCATGCGCTCGGTAGAGACTTTTTACGGGAACTTGATAACGCGCTTCCTGCGGAACACAAGCTCCCAAGAGAAGCAGCAAATACTCAAAGACTTTCAAAGCTTCGAGACCTTGTCACGCAAATGGGGCACGAAGACTCAGACTACGAAAAGTGGTATGCAGAAATTGAACAAATCGAGACTGCACCGCAAACGTTTAACCTCAGGCCAAAAGCTACGGGTGATGCTCGCCGTGGGACCAAACTAGAAGCAGGCTTCAACTTAAGTAGCCCTAAACAACTACTAGAAAAGTTCACAGCACTTTTAGGGACGGTGCCTAAGGACAATAAAACGGGCAAACCTAGTGCTAGTAAGGCAGCACTTCAGGATTACGCTGCGGACCACCATGTCATACAGACCTATTTGGCATGGAAGAAAAGTGAAAAGCGTCGTCAAATGGCTGAAGGGATCCTTGAAAAAATGGACCCGGATGGTTTTGTACGTGCCAGCTATCTGCAGCTTGGGGCGGAGTCAGGCCGTATGTCCTGCATCAAGCCCAACAACCAGCAGATTCCCCGTGATACAGAGTTTCGGCAGTGTGTTGAGGCTCCTGATGGTTGGCTGCTTGTGGATGCGGATTTTGGTCAGATGGAACTTCGACTCGCTGCAGCAGTGGCGCAGGATGAAAAAATGACCACGGCGTTCCAGGCTGGTGAAGACCTTCATACGGTTACCGCTGAGGCAATTGGCTGTACTCGCCAGATCGCGAAAAGCGCCAATTTTGGTTTGCTGTATGGATCGGGCGCTAAGGGTTTGCGTAATTACGCCGCTAGCTCTGGTGTAACCATGACAGTTGAGGCCGCTGCAAAAATTCGTAACCAGTGGCTCGATACTTATGCAGGTGTGAAGCAGTGGCAAAACCAGAATGCCGCAGACGCATCAAAGACAGCAAGTAACCGGTGGGCCGAAATTCGTATTCCAGGCTCTGACATGCGGCGTTTCTTGCCGGGTGACATGAACCGCCTTACGGTAAGGTGCAACACTCCAATTCAAGGGGCTGGTGCGGCCATCCTTAAATGCGCCCTAGGAAACCTCTGGCCAAAGCTTCTGGAAGCTGGTGAACAAGAGGTAAAAATCGCTGGCTGCATCCATGATGAAATTCTCTTACTTGTTCGTGAAGATAAGGCGCAGCAGTGGGCGCTCCAGCTAAAACAAGTAATGGAAAGCGCCGAAGCTAAGTGGTTGGGAGATATTCCGCCTCTAGCTGAACCCTCTGTAGGAAAGCGCTGGTCCGAGATTCATTAATAGGTAGCGCACCATGGTCAGCATCTATCGCACGCTTAACGGATGGTCCTTCCATACCCCTCAGGAAACAGGTTGTTACCGTAGTCTTGCGGAAGTGATGGATGCTGCCTATGCCACCGGAAACAGGGCGGCAGGTAATTATGAAGTTCTTGCGGTACGAGATCACACGTGCCACCACTGCAGATTTGCTTCGCGCAGCCAACTTCCTTGAAGGCGCTAGGGAAGTAAGGCGAGGCTGCCGTAAACAGCGCACAAAAGCTAGAAAGGATCAGCAAACTGGCTGGCGTAAGCATGTCGACAGCTCTATTCTTTGGTAGCACAATGCTAGACTAAAATCTACTGGGCTACTACTTGATGGCGATTCGGCACGGAAATAAAACATATATGCAGATCCTTCTTGATCCGCATAGAGCAAGATTGTTGTTTGACCTAGCTGAAAAGGCGAGCATACGTCCCACCGCTTGGATTCGTAACGCGGTCTATAAAGCACTGGAACGTGAGTACCCTTCTGCAATTTATAACGAGGCAGTTGCTAAGGATGAAGCTGCTTGGCGTGCTTCTGTCCGTAAGCGTGTTGAAGGCCGTATTAAGTCACGTAAAGCTCCTGAGGATTCCGAGTAAAAGCATTGGTACTGTGCTACTCTTCTTGAGTCCACTACTTACCAGTTAATGACTCGCTACGCACTTAAAACAATGCACGAAGGCCATGCCTTTTACCTTGCGGCCTACTATGAAAAACTTCCTGCAAACAATGGTATTTATTTGACGCTCATAGCAGAAGACGCTTGCTCCTATGTGACTATTGAAAAAGCCTGCCAGGTGGCACGTAGCCTCGAAGACAGCATGGG